ACACACACCAAAAACATATAAAAGGCATGCATTCTACGCAGTGTTTAACTGAAACACACAGTAAAAAAACAAAGAAGTACTTAATTTTGTCAGTCAAGCTGACGTGGGAAAGCGCACCCACACTTACACAAAGAATTGAGAAATAGGTTTGTCGTTGACACTAGTTCCAACGCCATTCACTACCCCCGGACCATGTAGAAATCCATAAGAAAAATCATCTCCAATGCTACTATAAATATTGATTCTTGTAGAACCAGTAGCAGTACCAAAATTGCCAATATAAAACATGGCCATGGCTCTAGTTGAATACTGAGTACCAGTGGGAATATACGAAGCTGTTTCCCAATATGGTACCTGTATATCCAACATTGGACGATATTTATCAATTGTCTCCACAAGTGGCATCCGAAAAGGTGGCAAAAGACCAGAAAACGTCGTCAAATAACTCTGATACGGCATCACACAAATAACCGCATTAGACCCGTTAGGACCATTATGTGGCATCTCTAACTTGATCCGAAAGCTACCTCTCTGCATATTAAACATCTTTTTCCAAGAGTACATTTCATCCTCACAGTAAGCAGTAGTATAAGTACCACTAAATGTAGGATTAAAATGTACAGATGGACCTGAAAACGTTATACTTGCAGGTGTAGTAACTGTACCAGGACCAGTTGGATTCACATAATTTACTGTACCAACAGGCATATACCGCTTAAGCAACTCACGCACAGAGCTAATTCGTTCACCAATGACAACACCAGCTTCCATAGTATACCGAGAATTTGGCACGATGGATTCACATTTAACATTATTATCCCGTGGTGCAACTTGTGCACGCATCTCAGATGAATTAAACGTTGTACCAGCATCAACCAAAAACTGATAAGCATTTGGAACAGCCAAATCATAATCATCACCACCACTAATATAAACATTGATATATACACCAGGATTCAACGTAGGATCCGGACATACTAAAGGATTAATCCAATCAATGTAAAGAATTCCAATACTATTATTGAAGTTAGTTGATGGTTGATAAGCATCAAAAGCTGCAACAGTAGCAAAGATCTGGTTAGTCACAAAAGGAACTTCAACACAAAACTCCGTCTCAGTTTGTAAGTCAATAATACGTGTGCACACATCATCTGAATAAGTACCACCAGCAATCGACATAGCTGGTGCAAAACGAATTCGCAATCTACCCGTCATAAAAGCACACGTCGTAATATAAAATGTGTAACGTAATGTACCACGCCAAAATGTAAATCTTGACGTTAAGGCACCTAAAATAGTAGGACTCCACGTATTAGGAGCACCAGATGGACCAAGAATGACGTTAGTTGTATAACAAGGATTCACCGGTATGGTGATATTCCCTGATGCAGTCAAAGTATATTGACCACAACAACTAGGCACACGCTTGATATATCCAATACTCATCTCATCAGATTCAAATGGTCCAATTCTAGGCAACACATCCACCTTCGAACTCAACTTGAACCCGCCAGGCGTGGAGTAATCCAAGACGTCACAATTAGTAAAATCAGGTGCTAAAACACTACTGATTCGCGTAATCGCATCAACATCAACAGGTTTTTCCAACCCAAACATACCTAACAACGAAGTAGCCAATCCACTCGCTAATCCAGTTATTTCTCCAATACCAGACACAACTTCATCACCCATTTTCGCTACAGTACCAATAATTGGTAAATCATATATGCCACCTTTGTGTACCTCAGTTGGTGCACTTGACACAGTTTGATCGCCATCTCTCTTCTTCTTGACAGCCTCCTTATTGATACCCTTAACTTGTGCACGCATATCGCGTTCAATCATTGGGTAAGCAGTTGGTATAATACCATAGACTTCTGGTTCAATGTATTGTGCATACACGGCATATTGGGCAGTAACACCTGATTCTGCAGTACAAGCACTCAAAGGATTGAACACAGCCAACGAAAAATATCCCCAAATATTCGGATTCAATAAGTCCATTGCAACAAAAGGCACCACAAATGGTATTTCAAACGACTCCACTTCATTAGTAGTCGCTGACACCAAGTGATGCGGATAAGTTGTCAATGTTAATGGATCCGTAGCAGTAAAATTCTTCACCAGTGTATATGCACCAATAAGTCTCCCGTAATTCAAACGCTGAGCGTTCAATCTAATAGTAATTCGTATCTTACTACATCGAAAGAAACGAAAAGCATCAAAACAACGAGCGATATTTGGTAACGTACTAAGCATTGAGAATAATTCACTAGTATACAATACACCAGTCGATGAACCATTCCAAACACCAGTCGTCACAGGGTACATACGATTCAACACATGGTTGAAATCAGTAGTCTGTATTCCATTGTCCAAAGTCTTGCCAATAGCCACACCAGGTTCATGAGTAATATCATCTGGAACAATTTCTCCAAAAGAAACTTGTTCACGCTCATGAACAACAGTAGTTGACGCTAAGTCACGAGTTTCCAATCCTTCAGTATCGGAATAAATTTTACCATCAAAGTCGGTAACACTTATATCCTGCACTTTAAAAGACTGTGCCACGTCTTGTCCAAAACATAATGCAAAGCGACGTTTAATCGCCTCACCGTAATTCAACACCCTAAGCGCTCTGCTTCTAGTATAAGCATGTTCACGAACGACCTTCGTCCATTTCTCGAAAATCTCTCGTCCGTGATGCGTCAACTCTAAGCAAAATGCATCGAGTGTTGACTGTAAAGTAATCAAATGCATATCCTTAGTATAATAAATGATAGATGCAATCCGATCTAGATTTAAAGGAGCATGAACCAACCCACCTTCTACACGAAACGATCGTGAGAGATAAGTCACCTTAGTCCAATGCTGAGCTTTAAAAATACCAGATTTTCCTGCATCAGTCAATTTCATACCATAGATAGCATCGATAACATCTGGCAACTCACCAAACGGAAAGTTTGGAATAGCCACCAAATTGTCATCACCGTAACCAGCCAGTTCAGGTTCTTCCTCCATCTTTAAATCATACTTCTTGACTAAAATGACAATACTAGATATCATCACAATAATTAAGACCACTGAATTCAAGATAGAAGTCGAAGGCTGCCCTGACGGATTACAACCAATAGTAGTATACACTGTCCTCACACAAATATGAAAACAATGTAAAATCTCCCAGAACAAAATATTTCTTTCTTCTGCTCCGAGACCACCGTACCATTTATTGATCAAGTACACAGCAAATTTTACTGAAACAGGATGCATAGAGCCATCATAATTCTCAAAATCACCATCCGCAACAAATTCGCAATTCTTGAGAATACGACGCAAAAATGCAGCCCATTCCATGCCATGTACATTGATACCCACACTGACAGGATGCTCAACACATCCTCTCTGGACACTCTGAATAAAATCCAACATATATTGTCGAAACACAATAAGAAAGTCAATTGGGCAAGTAGAAAAATATCTAGTCTTGCCTGCATCAACCTTCTCATTCTTTCGCAACTCCATTTTCAGAGTATCAGCAAAGATTGTCAATGTCCGTTTACCTTCTCCGAGATTAGTCAACCGCAAATTTACAGCCGCAGCCAACTCTTCAACCATCTCAAGAGAACCCATTTCACCAATCAAATAACGCTCCTTGTTCGACTTGCCACCCAAATTAAAAGGATAACCAGAAGAAGTATGAATATTAATACCAGGAATACCCATATTAGCGTTACCATTGATTGATTCGTCCACACTGTAAATCACAGGAGCAACACACACAGGATAATGTTTAAAGAAATATTCTTCAACAATATCAGCATGTGGTACTCTGTTCTCCACAGTGGCAAAACATGTCGGGTGACCTTCGCTCCTCAACTTTGACACTCCATTAGCATAAGGAATAATTTCCTTACCATCATCGTTAATGAAGGGTCGCAATTGAGCGGGCTTGTATTTAGATTCACCCAAACATTCAAACCAAGGTGTAGGATTAATTCGATTCTTAGCAATCAACGTATGTTGACTACCAGAAGGAACTTCACCCCACACAGTCAGTCCATAATGCAGATCATTTGAAAGTGTTATTGCTTGCGCCACATCTTTCCCAAGTTTCAACTCAGGCGGTTCTGGCACAATAGTAACACCCATATCTGCAAACCATTTCTGCAAATCAGACTTAGTAACTCTGACTCCATATCCTACTGCACGATAATTACTACCTGCAACATGTATACCACAAAAAGAAAAAGTTCCATCCTTTTCAAGATATATTGGAGAGCCACAATCACCAGCCATGGTCTGCAACATGTAAGTCATCGCACTATCACAACGAACAGCATATTCTACACTATTCTGATCATGATAGTACTCACGAGTGCCTTCCTCAGTAATCTCTGCGGAAGCCACCAATGATGATGACTTACGAATATCGGTCCGTACCAAGTACACCCTTTCACCAACAATACTTTTCTCAAAGTCGCTGCAATGTCTACCCACACTATAATGTGGCTGTATACACGCAGGCAACTCCAACAACAAAATATCCTTCCCAGCAGGTTGGTAAATTTGAGTGAACTTACACATAAAAGGATCCTTAACCATCTCCGTTCTCCACTGATCATACAATTTGAATTCAAGCTTTGAGCCCAAACCCAAAATAGCATGTGCAACTGTCATCACCACGTTTGGTGCGACAAATACACACTTCACCACAACTGGCCGTGCATCACTACTATCAAAAATATGTAGTTCTGCAATAGCCCCGCGATCAGCTTGTAAACGTTGACTTAATTGGTCATTGAATCCAGTTCGCATAGCATTATTTTGCGCTTTAATCACCTTTTTCTCTTTTCTGTGTCTATTCAACATCTTGATTGAATATCCTTGTGCATTATCTTCATCTTCATCTTCCTCCTCATCTTCACTAGAAGGATCTTTCTTCTTGAAGAAACTCTGCACAAGATTGTATGTAGTAACCATACCTATGATTGCCACAAACACAGAAATATACGGGTGATCACACGCAAATTGTGTAATAACGCTATTCACACTATCAGGACAATACTTTCGTATCATCATCTCTAGATCAAACTTACCGTCTGATACCAGAGCTTCTGCTTTAAATTCACTACCTTGTGAATCCAAAGCGTCACCTTGTATGATGGGAGCAATACGTGAACGAGGACTACGGCCAAAACCATGTTTGAGATTGGGATCAAAATCAAAAGGTTTAGTACGTAATCGATCGAGCACATTAACTGCAACACCATCAACATCACTATCAACACTCTCTCCAGGTCGCATATGTTCCTTACGGTACGTATGCAAACCAAAGACGAATGAAGCAATTTCGAAACCACTAACCTCAAAAGACATCGATGAATACGGTAAACCCGCAA